TAAGTTATAGTACAAGATTAAAACCAGAAGATTTTACAGGTTCATCAGCAGGTACAATAGATGTTGGTGATAAAATAAAACAAGTCAAACCTTTTAGAAATAAACTTATTGTTTTTTGTGAAACAAGTATATTCCAAATATCTGGATTAGATAGTACTCCAACAGTATCGGGTGTCACAAAAAACATTGGATGTATAAGTGGTAATACAGTTCAAGAGATAGGTGGAGATTTAATTTTCTTAGCACCAGATGGTTTAAGAACTATTGCAGGAACAGCAAGAATTGACGATATAGAATTAAGTTCTATTAGTAGAAAGATAATGCCATTATTCAGAGATGAAGTAATGCCTTTCTTATCATCAATTACATTTTCTAGTATGGTAATTAGAGAAAAAAGTCAATATAGATTATTTTATTTTAGAAGTGGTAATGCAAATAATATTCAAGGTGGAGTTATTGGAACATTTAAAATATCTTCTACAGGTGCAGGAGTTTATGAGTGGAGTCAAACAAAAGGTATTCCTGCTAAAATAGCACACTCTGGTACAGCAGAAGATGGAAGTGAAATTCTTTATCACTCAGATGAAAGTGGTTATGTATATAATCACGATAGTGGAAATAGTTTTGATGGTAATAGTATTGTAGCACAATATAAAACACCAGACTTAGATTATGGTGATGCAGGTATTAGAAAAACTTTATACTACATTAAAACAAGTATTCGTTCAGAAGGAACAAATGATAATTTAAAATTACAAACTCGTTATGATTTTGAAAGTAATGAGTTAATTCAACCAGATGAAATAGCATTAGGAGCATTACAAACTCCTGCAAAATTTGGAACTGGTTCAACATTTGGTACAACAATTTTTGGTGGAACATTATTTCCACAACAAAAAACAACACTAACAGGTAGTGGATTTACAAATAACTTTAGGATAAGAAGTACAGGAACAGCTTTTCCATATACTGTATCTGGATTTTATGTAGATTTTATACCTGCAGGAAGGACATAATAAATGGCAACATACTTAAGACAAAGTGTATTTACAGATGGTGATACTATATTTGCAGCATTGCTTAATAATGAATATAATGCACTTGAAGCTGCTTTTGCTGCTAGTGGTGGTCATACACATGATGGAGTAACTAATGGTGATGGTGGTCCAATATCAAAATTATTTAGTAATGCTATTACATTTGGTACTAATGTTAATTCAGATGTTGTAGTAACATTTGATGCAACAAGTAATGATGGTGTTCTTTCATGGATGGAAGATGAAGATTACTTCCAATTCTCAGATGATATTTTATTAAGTACAGATGAGAAAATTTTATTTAGAGATTCAGCAATATCAATTAATTCATCAGTAGATGGTAGATTAAATATTGCAGCAGATACAGATGTAGTTATAGATACAACTACTTTAGATGTAAATGCAAATGCAGAAATATCTGGTAGCTTAACACTAGGTTCAAGCACAGCAGTATCTTCAGTTCTTGATGAAGATAATTTAGCTTCAGATTCAGCAACTGCTCTTGCAACACAACAAAGTATTAAAGCTTATGTAGATGCAGTTATAGTTTCAGTTAATCAACAAGATTTAGATTTTCAAGGTGATAGTGGTGGTGCATTAGATGTTGATTTAGATACTGAAAGTTTAACAATAGCAGGTGGAACTGGTATTGATACTGTAGGTTCTGGAACTACTTTAACAATTAGTATTGATGGAACTGTAGTTACAGGTTCTAGTACAGATATATTTACAAATAAAACAATAGATGCAAATGGTACTGGAAACAGTATTACTAATCTTGAAGTAGCAGACTTTGCTTCTGGAGTATTAGACACAGACATAACTTCAGTATCTACTTCAGATGATACACTAGCTTCTGCAAAAGCTATTAAAACTTATGTAGATGCACAAGTAGCAACAGTACCAACTGGTGATATTACAGAAGTAACAGCAGGTACAGGTTTATCTGGTGGTGGTACAACTGGAGCAGTAACTTTAAATATTGATACTGCAACAACAGTTGATTTATCAACATCACAAGCTTTATCAAACAAAACTCTCACAAGTCCTGTTATCAATACAGGAGTATCTGGTTCAGCAATACTAGACGAAGATAACTTTGCTTCCGATTCAGATACTAAACTAGCAACACAACAATCAATCAAAGCATATGTCGCAAGTCAAGTAGCAACTGCTAATGAACTATCAGAATTAACTGATACTAACATTACTAGTGCTGCTGATGGTGCATTATTATTTTATGATACAGCAACATCTAAATGGATAGATAATGTTGTATCTGGAGATATAACTATTGCTGATACTGGTGTTGCAACTATTGCAGCAGGTGCAGTTGATAATGCAATGTTAGCAGGTTCAATTGCAAATAATAAATTAGTAAATGACTCAGTAAGTTTTGGTGGAGTATCTGTAGATTTAGGAGCAAGTGATGCAACTCCTGCTTTTGATTTATCAGATGCAACTAACTATCCAACAAGTTCATTAACAGGAACAATTACAAATGCACAACTTGCAGGGTCAATAGATGATTCAAAATTAAATACAATTACAACAGCAGATAAAGTTTCTGCAGCAGCAGTTCAAGTTGATGGTGCTACAGATGGAACAGGAATTACTTTAGCTAATACTGATAAATTAATTGTAGATAATGCAGGAACAAGTAAATATATTAACGCATCACAAGTAACAACTTTTATAAATACAAACGCACATTTTACAACATTGACTGAAGCAAGTGCGGATGCGACAGCTTTAGCAATAGCTTTAGGATAGGAGGAAACATATGGCTAATACATTTAAAGTAAAAAGTAATGCAGCAATGCCAAGTTCAAGTGGTACTCCAGATGCTATCTATACATGCGGTGCTTCTGGTGGAGCAGTTGTATTAGGTTTAGTATTAGCAAATGTAGATACTTCTAGTGTAACAGCTTCTGTTAAATTAGAAAGTAATACAGTTGATACTGAAACTAATGAAGATGTATTCTTAGTAAAAGATGTACCAATCCCAAATGGAAGTTCTTTGGAACTACTTTCTGGAAACAAGGTTGTATTACAAAATACAGATGTACTAAAAATAGATTGTGGAACATCAGCAAAGATTGATGCTACACTTTCTATAATGGAAATAACATAAGATTAATTAGGAGAACATAGATGCCCTTTATAGGACCAAAACCGGCAGATACAGTACTTGATAGTACTTTAATCGCAGATGGAAGTATTACTTCAGCAAAGATTGCAGATAGTGCAGTTACTTCTGCTAAAGTTGCAGATGGTGCAATTGTCAATGCTGATTTAAATTCTTCTGCAGCAATTGCTACAAGTAAAATATCTGGACTAGCAGCTTCAGCAACAACTGATACTACAAATGCAGCTAATATTTCTAGCGGTACAATAGCTGATGCTCGTATAAGTGCATCTTCTGTTCAACAACACGCAACATCATTTGACGATAATAAAATTGTTAATGATATTTCTACACTTGCTTTAAGACAAGCATCTGACCAAAACAAATCAGCTTACAATACTAACTCACAATCAGTTGATGTATTCCAAGATGATACTGGTATTGATACGACAAGTGGTGCTTCAAGAAATGTTAATGAGTATGTTAGTTCTATAAGTACATCATTTTCTACACCTGCTTATGAAACAGGAGATTTTTCATCTACTTATACTTTATCTGAAACTGGAATGACTATGGCAGGTGGTAGTTTAGCAAATTGGGTAAATAATTCTTATAGTACAGGTGGTTCAAGTACAGGTTGGTACGATAACACTCAAAATGGCGGAAATGTTGCAGGACATACTATTAAAATAGTTTTTGGTTCAAGTAAATATATTGTTGGTTTTAGAATATATAATGATGCTGATGCTGATTGTGGTAATTGGAAACTTCAAGGTTCAGCAGATGGTGGTACTACATTTACAGATTTAAGTTCTACTTTTACTTGGCAAACTAGTAGTGGTGTTGCTTCTGCTCCTCAATATGGTTTAGAAGAATTGTTTAGTAATGATATAAGTTATAATGCTGTAAGATTTCTTGGTGTTTCAAATTCTTTTTCAGGTAATCCATGGCAAACAGAAGTTCAATTTAAAACTAAAACTGCAACTATAACTGCTAACGCAACAGGAAACTTTACAGGCACAACAATAACAGCACCATCAAGTGTATCTTCTATGGGTGCTATTATTACTTACCAAGACAATGCAGGTACTAACGCATTAAACACAGATATAGTTTTACAGTTGTCAGCAGATGGTGGTTCTAACTATTCAACTGCTACACTTACTGCTTTACCAGATTTTTCTACAGGTATTAAAATGGCTAAAGTAAATGACTTATCTGTAACAGCAGGAACAAGTTTAAAATATAAAATAAGTTTTGCTAACCAAGCTAGTGGAAGTAAAGAAGCTAGAATAAGAGGAGTTGCTCTGCAATATTAATATGGCTTATATAGGAAAAGATTTAAATAATTTAGGTGATGTTCAAACTTTAGATAA